TGTGCCTATAGCGCCTTTACCTGAACTAGTTGTATTAGCGGCCATGGCGTTACTTCTTTCCTATAGATGCGGCGGGATTACTAAGTATGTTTTTAACTGCAGCTGCAATCTTCGCTGTGTCTGTAATTCCGTTAAATTGTATAGTAAATCCTCCGTAGTTAACGTTACCTGCTCCTGAACCAAATTCTGAGGAGGCTGCGGACGCTGCAGCATTTAAACTAGTAGGCATAGGTGCCGAAGAGGACCCAGAGGCTACTCCGCTTGAAGTTCCTCCGCCCGCACCATAAGAGGTTCTCTTAGGGTCAACTTTTCCAGTTACCCATCCAGATTGAACGATAGATGCCCAAGTCTTTGAGCTAGAATCACCTTTACGCAGATTGGCAAGAATAGACTCATAACCTTCACCCTTTGTGTTAAGAAGGGTATCGGCATTAGCCAAAGCTCCTTGAGTCAAACTTGAGTACTTCTGTACTCCCTCTGAGTTAACAGACGTAGAACCAGACATACTTAGTGTGGTGTTCATAGGGTTATTCCATTGGGTTGGGTTGCTTCCCTTTTCGTACATCATCCATTGTTCTAATGTAGACCTATTAGCAGCGGTATTGGGAGCACCTATATCTTTAAAGAAACTAGACTCATAGGCAGCTATATCTCCTCCGCCAGCTTTTCCAGTAAACTTTCCTAAAAGATGGTTAGGTATAATAGTTCCATCAGACTTAGGAATAAAAAGCTCAGGTCCTTTTTCACCAACAACGTATGGAAGATCGCCCTGACCCATAGGGCCGCCCTCTTTAACAGGCCCTCCATCAGCAAAGCCAATAAACGGAAGTATCTTACCGATAACTTTTGCTATGGTTCCTATAGTTCCTCCGCCTATACCTTGAACCAAAGAGTTTACAGCAGCTGCACCAGCAAATATTTTTACAGCGCTTTCAAACGTTGTGGCAGCCGTATTAATCTTAGTCGCTGCGTCATATCCTCCAGAGGCTGCAGAGGCTGTGCTTGTAAGGAGCTGCGTTTGAGCAGCTGTTTGGCTAGCTATATCTGAGACTGTTTGAGTTTGAATGCCAGCTTTAATAAGTTGAGACTTGCTTATAGTGTCTAGTTGCTGTCCGCCAAATTGAGCTTTAGCTAGCAACATGTTAGTTACCATCTGAACCATTGTGGCATCCCCGTTGAATAGGTTATTCAACATCCCATAGATACCGTTACCTGGGATAAGAGACGACTGAAGAGCTTGCTTTGTGGGAACTTTACCGCCGTTGTACTTTGTTAAGTAATTCCAAATCTGATCTACTACTTGGTCCATTGTCATCATAGACCCGTTGGCGCCACGAAGATTGATGCCGATGGTGCGTAACATGTTAACTGTTCCAGGAGCATTTAGGCTAGCGCCTATCTCCTGTGTGGCTCCAGCTACACCTAGACCAGGCGTAAAGTTTGAAGCGCTTGCAGCACCTTGCATTACTTGGTTGAAGTTACTTGCTCCAGTAAGTCCTGTTGCTTGAGCAGCAGCTAAGGCGTTAGTGGTATCCATCGAGTTTAAAGCTGTGCCATTTCTAGCCAAAGAGTTCTGAAGAGATCTTACTGCAGAAGTCTGTTGCCCTAGAGTTCCTCCGTAGCCACCTTGACCATAGAACGCAGAACGATTGGTAAGAAAGTCCTGCATAACTGCCGTCTGAGTAGATGGCAAAAGGTTTGATACAGCATCAGATATACCTTGGGCTTTAGCCATACCTTGGCTAAATGAAGCGGCTCCAGCAGCAACTTTATTAAAGATGCCGTTACCATTACCGTTATCTGCAACTTGATTGGTTGTAGGACCGGCAGTAGATCCGGCATTAGTTGTTCCAGATTTACCGTTGTCAGCTACCTTGTCCCCACCAAAGTTAGACGAGCTAATAGGGTTACCTTTAGAATCTAAAAGGGTAGGGATTTTAACGCTATTAAGAGAGCGCACCATCTTGTCAATGGCAGGTTGAAGCGTATTAGTTATTACGGTAGAAAGGCCAAGAATATCCTTTTTAATGTTGGTGATAGACATGGAGACACTGCTACCGCCACCAACGCTAGAACCTATGTTTAAGGCAGCTTTGCTGTCGTCCATTAGTACCTTCCATTCTTCCTAGCTCGTTCTATCCAGTTCCAACGCTCTCTTACAGACATGCTTTTTATATCCGCTAGAGTCCAACCAGTAAAAGTACGGGTCAAGTACTCGTACTGGTCTAACAAGTTTTCATAATCTTTTTCGTTATAAACGAAACAAATCAACAAGGCTAAGCGGAAGAGCGATGTCTTCTGCACATGCCTTGCAGACCTTGGTCACCTCCCCAAGGCGTGGGCCTGGGTTACGGTTGATGATCTCTTCTACGATCTTTGTGCGGTCACCTATGCCTAGGCTAAGAACTGTGTAAGCTCCTACTGAAGGTTTTCCATTTACTGAGAGAACACATCCAGTTAATAGAAGAGTGTTAATTTCAGCAGAGGTTTTGTCAGCATTCTCTAGAAGTTTCTTCTGGGTTACTCCTGTAGGAAGTTCTACTTTAACAAAGCCATGCTTTGTCTCTACATCCCATACACGATCTGCCATAGGGTCTTCTAAAGTACGAACAGGAACATCTTCAACAAGATCTATTACTAGCTCTTGTTCAGCCAAACAGCTGCCGCATCGAATATTAAGTTTGATCTCTTGGCCAAAGGTAACTCGACGAATTCCAATAAGGAGCGCGTCTCTGTCTCCAGCTAAGAGGTTATCTAAATCTTCCTTAGTAGCGTCTCGAGAACCGATCTTAACTAGACCTCGTTGTAGAAGTACGTTTAGAGCTTTGCCTGTACTAGACGCTTTAGCGATAGCTTCTTCGTCAACACCGTTAAGCTCACGAACTTCTGCAGTTGTGATTAGTTCGCCTTTCTCAATGAAGCCTCCGGGAAGAGTTACTTCAGGTCCTAGAGGAGCCTTAGTCTCAACGACTGGTGCAGGCTCCTCCATTACCTTTGCTGCAAATTGATTGACTAGTTCTGCATCTGTTATTACTTTTGCCACGTTTATTGCTCCTTTTAATTAGTTATTAGATATCTGAAGCGATCTTCAAACCGTCTGTTGTTGACACTCCGTCGTTAGTAAAGAAGGCTGAGATGCCTTCGTGTACTAGTGTCATTGTTTCAAACATAAGCGCTCCGTTTGTAGCGTCTAGGTCTGAGTAACTTAGGTTTGTGATCCAAGCATTGTGAATTTTAAAGCCCATAGCTGGTGTAGGAGACCCAGCATTTGTGTTTGGGTGCTGGTTAACAAAGATTGTAACGTTAACACGAAACCCTGAACCAGAGCCTGTTTCACCGTCATATGTGTTAACCGTTGTGTTAGCTCCAGGAAGAAGCCCTTGACCAGCAGAAGCGCCAAACAATCCGCGCATCCACACCATAGCTTGGTCCTGTCCAAAGATAGTTCCACGTGTGAATGTGAGGGGTTGGAATGTTGTCATGCCTGGGATCTGGTGAACAGTGGTGTTGAATCCGCCTTCACGGTATGTGATGTTCTGTGTTTGGATTGCCAAACCAGAGATTGTTGAAAATCCACCGGTCCAACCTGTTGTGATTTTAGAGCTGAACGCCGCATCAGTTGAGTTCGTCGAAGCGCTAGCTACAGGTTCAAACACAGCGTTAAATCTAAACGTGCGTAATGGATCTGTAATCAGGCTAGAGTTGTAAGCGGTAAGTGAGCTTGTTGTCATTTTACTTTATCTCCTTAAGATACAGTGACAGTGGTACCACCGCTGTACTGGCCGATGTTGATTACAATAAACTCAGCTGGACGTTGCAAAGCAACTCCCACCTGAATATTTACATAACCATTGTCAATGGTTGTGGGTGTGTTATTAGTTGCGTCACAGATTACAAAGTAAGCCTGTGATGGGGCTGAACCTGTTAATCCGCCTTGACCCCAAAAGCTGGTCAAGAAAGCGCTAACTGATGCATTGATACGGGCCCACAGTTTTGCATCGTTTGGCTCGAAGATAGCAAACTGTGTGAGGTCCTTAAGAGACTTTTCAATGTAGATAAGGCTACGACGAACGGGCACGTACTTATCAACATATCCTGGCTTCAAGGTGCGAGCACCCATAACAACAATTCCGGAACCTGAAATGTAACGAATAGCATTAACAGGCGCTGAAGCGCTGTTTAGAGCATCTAGGTTTGCATTAGATAGGGCTGGTACAGAGACTGTTCCAGCTAAACGGGCTTGAAGACCCGCTGGAGCTTTAAAGATACCGCGTGAAGCGTCAGTGGCTGCATACAAACCTGCTACAGCTGCGCCTGCTCCAATGGTCTTAGTAGCTGAACGGTTACCGCCAACTGCAATTGTTGGGTCAGAAACAGTGATCTGTGGGTAGTAGACAGCTGCTTGTGATGTTTGTGTGTAAGAAGCTGCAAGAGTTAACTGGTTAGCTACAGTATCATTCTCTCCGTCAATAACTACAAAGACGTCATTTGAACGGGTAGAGCCTGTAGCGTATCCGATAACGTTATTGATAGTTGTGGCGTCTGTATATCCTGGCACGTTCATAACCAATGATTGTGGGATAGTATCAAATGCGCTAAGAGCAGATGTGATGTTTGTAGAAGTTACCGCTGATCCGTCTGAACCAGACGTCAAAGCAACAGGTGTTGATTGAACTGCTGGGTTACGGGTTGCTCCTGTAGCTGTTGAACCTGAGTCAGCAAGTACAATGTAATTAGAGTTGCCGTTGACGATGTTCAAAGCATAACGAGGGTCTGATGCGGTCATTGTTAGTTGAAGCCATTGGCTTTCAACAACCGAACCGTTGTAGTAGACAGTGAGGTCAAAGTAACCAGTTACAGCGTTGCTTGTAATGGTTACGCTGATGTTATTTCCCCAGGTACCTGCACTAAGACCAGATACTGCAAGAGTATTTGCTGGTGTTCCCTCTGTGTCTTGAAACACACGAGTAGCTGCAGCAGCGCCTGAACCTGTTACACGAAGTACGTATAGAGGGGCACTTGTCTGTTGGAAGTAAGAGTTAACTGCTAGAGGCAAGTTGTTGCTCTGAACAGTGTTCCAGCTACCAAATAGGTTGTAGTACTGTCCCCATGAGGTTACTAGAGTAGGTACTGTTGGACCACGGTCATTAGCTCCTACTAGAGCAGAAACTGTGTTAGACGATGGGCCAGCGAGTGGTGAAATAGGGTTTAGCGTCTCTTGAACGTACACCCCTGGGCGTAGATAAGTTGTCATTATATCTCCTTGTTTTTAACGAGTTTACGTTTAGAGGGCCGGTTAGTAAACAGTCGGGATGGACGGTGTAGTTGTTGTTATAGAAACTTCTTGTACAAGTTCTACAGCAGATGCAGCTTGCGCTGGCGTCATCTGGCTCATAACTCTTACAGATAGAACGTT